TTTAAGGTGACTTTCTCGCCCTGATACTCAGCCTTGGCAAAGTCTTCCTTCATAATCTCTTGTATAACTACTCTGAGAGCCTCTAAGCGGTCCTGTGAGGGGGCTTCTTCAGTTTCCTTGTCGTAGTATGCCATATAAGCCTCATGGCTCTCACCGGGCATATAATGTGCCTGTCCTTGTGCATCAGGGTGAGCATGTGTGCTACCGTTCATGCCTAAGTCCATACTTCTTACTCTGGCTTCAGCCTCAGTGGAAAACACATCGTTAGCTAACTGGCCTTTGTTAATGTTCATTATACGTTTCCTGTTGGGTCATTCTTGATAAGTACACCTTGGAAGGATGCGGATATGGTGTTGTTTACTGTATCAGTATAAGCCCTACACTCCATATCAGCCTTCTCTTCTACCTTAAACGGATACACAAACTTAGCTATAAACTGAGAACTTTGCATGGGAGCTATAAGCCTCTTACGAAATACATTAGTGCCAAAGTCCCTCTGGGCAAAACTAACTGTAGCAAACTTGTTAGACAACGTAAGAGAGGTGTTGAATGTTATATCATCTATGTAGAAGGTGTAACCAGCAGGTACAGTATATACTGCCATTTGAGTTTGATTGTCATTATTGAAGGAAGCATACGTTACAGTGGCACCTACATTCTGTACTGTGACTGTGCCAGCGGTAGTACCACCTGACCCTGCCAAGGTAACAAAGGCTCTGTGTATCCTGATCCAAGTACCTGTAATCTGTACAGGGGTAACTCCATTTAATTCTACTTCTACAGACTTAAGATTATAGTCAGCATCTAACCCCTCTATGCGTACCTTATTAGCACCTGTACCGCCATTAGCATCAGCAGCATTATTACTAACAACATAAGCTACAAAGGCTGTATCAGGCCAAGGAGTGTTACCCCCAACTTCCCATATAGTTTCTTCATCACCGTTTACGTCTGGATTGTAGCCAAACTTATAGACTGTCTCATACCCATTGGACTCACCCTTAGACACAGCAAGAGGGTCATGCTCATAAAGGTGCCTAGTCCAAGTTGGCATTATACACTCCTACAGCGGAGTATGACTGCACGTTGGATAGTGGTCGCTATACTTGTGGTAATAGTGCAGACAAATGTGTAGTCTCTTTTATCTACTCCACCACCGATATAAATAATTGCGGTGTTTCCCGACAAGGCTTGTTGTATGTTCTGTATGCTGTCAACTATAGAACCACTGCTTGCTGTAGTAAGGTCGTGACCAGCAGTTAATACAGTTTCAGCAGGGTTAGCATTAGACCTTACAGACCAGACTACTGTACTAATGGTAAACCCAGAAACAATATCAGACCAATCAATACTGTAGTCTAACAGTTCGTCTGGGTCTTTGTTAGGCCAAACTAGGCTCATATCTTACGTTCCTCTTATGCAGCTAGGTTTTGGGTGGACTTTAGTGGCTTAACTTGTCTAGGGGTACTAAACGCAGGTCTGACAGTCCTGTTAGCAGGGAACCCAGCATGTTGTGACCTCTTTGTGTTATACAAGTGCTTGATAGCTTCAAAGTCGAAGTGTATGCCTGTAGCTGTAAGTGTCCCTATCGAAGCGGTTAAAGTGTAGCTAGAGAAGAATACTGTAGCTGCAACACCAATATCACCAAGGATTAAGGTCCCAGAAACACTAGGTATAAGCGTTGAAGCAGCTACACCAAGTCTACCTACCGTCAGTACACCCTCTATTCCACTAGGGAACACATTAGCATCACCAGTAACGGTAAGGGATAAGTTTTCGCTTTGTGTAACCTCTACACCACTTGGGGCAGTGTTAGCATTAGCGGTAAAAGTTAAGTTGCCTAAGCCAAGGGTAGCAAGTCTAGTAGTACAAGTAGCGTTAGAAGTTGCTAGGGTTGCAATACTGCCCAGACTTGCAGATATAAGAATACTGTCAGCAGAGGATATAATTTCAGTTGTCTGAGGTTCTATACCCGTAAGGTTTTCAGATAATGTAACTAGCTGAGAATCTACAGTTAGTGTATTAAATGATCTTAGGGTGGGAGTACCTAAAGTTAAGGTAGTGTCAAAACCACCTACAGGTTGGTCAACAGCTATAGGAGCATCTAAGGCACCGAGCGACACCGTAAAGTCAAAGTCTGTCTGTGTAGGTCCAGCAGTAGGTGAACGAGAGGCGTAAGGGTATATTACATCATTAGCAGGTTGATTAGGTTCTGCTACAAGTTCTACCCTAGACGTACTCAAGTACCATTGAGGGTCAGGTAGTCCTACAGTACCAATATCGAAAGAGGTGACGTCTACAGAGACATTAGCTTGTATAATTAGGTTGTCTGAATGAGTTACTTCAAAGCCTGTCAACTCTTGTGTTGCAGGTATCTTAATAGCACTATTAAACCCAAGTGTCATTCCTTGAGAATCACTATCAGGAATAATGTATTTGTAGTTACACAGTCCTGCCAGAATAGTATCGTCTGTTTTATCGTTACCAGACGCTGCTACAGATAGAGTACCAACATCAAAACCTTTATCTGTATCGTATTTCTGTAGTAAATAGTGCTTGTTTTCCCCTACAAGAGAATTAAGGAAAGAACCCGCTTGTCCATCAATAAGACTATCAAAGTAAGTGTCAGTATCAGTTGAGTCGTAAGTGTTTATTGATCTTACTTGACCTATAATAACATTAAACAGGTTAGGGTCAGAAGCAGGAAAAGTAAGGGTAGCTAAGAGAGGATCATCAATAGTGCTAATAGTTGCAGCATTGTTAACTATAGTCTCAGAGGGTAGGTGATTAAGGTTTACAGTAACAGGTTTAGCTACAGCATCATAACCAAGGGAGCTATCATAGGTGGAAGGGTAGGTGTAATCACCATTAACTAGAGGAACCCAAGAGGATTGAGATACTACTGGGTCAGAGTTTAACTCCGTGGTAAACTTAGTTTGTAAAGATAGTGCCTTATCCCCAGCTACAGACTCATCCCATATAGGCCCTGATGTTCTACTATCTCCGTTTTCCTGATTATAAGGAATCTGAGGACGCATCCCCAGAATAAAAGCGTTCGTCCAATGGTAGAAGTTTTCTTCGTTATTCCTTATATACCCTACACCGTCACCGTCAGGGTCATAAAAGTAAACAGTCTCCGGTTTTCTAACCGCCTGATCAGATATAGTAGCGTCAGTAGATAAGTTCACTGCCGTAGATAAGGTTACAGTAGTAGAAACCCCTGTAATACCTGCTGGCACTACTTCTCTGACGACTCCAGAGCCACCTAATGTAGAAGCTGCTATGGGGGCAAAGCCTAGCACTTAATTAAATCACCCTATGTACTATATTGATACACGGTATCAGCGGTGGTTTGGATAAACATCTTTCTCGCATCTGCACTAAAATAAATACTAACTGGGTCGGTAGAAGAACTTAAAGCCCCACTGTTGACATTGTTATAAGAGCATGTGCTAAGGTCAAACTCAGTGCTTAAATCGTATTCATAGACTTTGTCAGTGCCAGTGCCGACCACGTACATCTTTGATCCCGTCTTATTAAAGGCAAATCCATGCGCAGTTGATTCTTGCGAAGATACGCTAAAGTTAACATTGTTATAAGAGGCTGTGCTTAAATCATATGCAGTACTAAGGTCATAGGAATGCACTGTATCTGAAGAATATCCCATAACAAACATTTTGGTGCCTGTTGTATTAAAGCCCAATGAGGAAGGGGTGGTTTCTTGTGAAGTAACACTAAGACTGTAATTGCTGTAGGATGCCGTGCTTACGTCAAATGCAGTGGTCATATCATACTGAAATATCGAGTCGGTTGCTGAACCCCCAATGTAAAAGTGTAGTCCGTCTCCGCTGAAGCACATTGCTCTCCCGCTGCCTTCTTGAGAACTTACATTAAAGTTGACATTGTCATAAGAGGCTGTGCTTATATCATTAGCGGTCGATAAGCTATACTGATAAACTGCATCACTGCTGTATCCATAAGCATACAGTTTTGTACCAGTTGGATTCATCCAGATACTATGGGGCGCAGCTTGCGAAAGTAGGAAACTTTTGCTGTCATAGCTGGCGTTGGCAATGTCAGGGTTTGTATAAAACGAAAGCGTATATACTGTAGACCTAGACGTTGAGTGTATTCCGTCTGATGCCCTGTACCTTAAAGTAAAACTTCCCTCATTAGACGTATTTGTTGTTGGCGTAATTGTAAAGACACCCGCTACATTAGAAATAGTTGCTTGCGCCTGATCCGAGGGATTAGTGTCATGCGAGTATTCAATAGGGAACCCCTCTGGATCAGATGCAGCAACCGTCTGTACCGTTGCGGTGCCGTCCGGTGCTAAGGTATCAGAGGCTGGTGGTTCTGTTGTCCAATCAGGTGTGGCGTTTGTATCTGTGTAGAACCTGTCCCACTCTGTACCATCATATATGTAGAGAGACTTAGTGTCTTGTACCCAAGCTAGGTCTGTCTCATTAGGGGACGCAGGAAGACCTGCATAGTTACCTACGCTTGTAATCCCGCCAGAAGGGGATGCAGGAGACCAAGAACTAGTACCTGAGTCCCAAGATAGTGTTTGACCGCCAGCGGGTACGGTAGAGGACACATTATCTAAATCAGCTAAGTTTTGCACTACATCTTCTGCTAACATGGTTAAGAAGCATACCGCACCAGAACCTAAGTTAATAGCTGAGTTGTCACTTTCAGAGGAAGAACTAGGAGACCTAGCCATAGTATAGGTACTACCAGTTAGCCCTATAGTACCTGTACCTGACTCATAGTTAGTTCCGCTTTCTATTGTATATCTTACAACGTCAGAATCGACAACAGAGGCATCCGAAAGGCTCTGAAAGCCAGATACGACAGAACCAAATGTTACTGTACCTGTACCTGTAGTGGTCAGGTTCATCTTAACTCTGTCAACGAATTTTACCATTGTCAGGTATCCTTAGATTAGGCTAGGCGCAAGATACTTGTAGAGGCTCCCGGAGCAGGGAACTGAATAGTGAAGTCACCAGAGGTAGCACTGACTGTACCACCAAAGTCAAACACTGCTATGACATTAGCTGAACTATCAGCATTTGGGTTATAAAGAATACAACCATCAGCTTGCACTGTTACGTTTGTGAATACTGCATCTTCAAAGTCCATAACGGCAGTTGTACCATCCATCTGAGGATAACCCGTAGCAATAGCGGCCACTGCGCCTGTGGAGATTGAATCAAAATTTCCAGTATAGCCAGAACCAGATGCTTGATCTGAGCCTAACTCAGAGTAGGCTACTGTTGTAGCATCAAAAGTGCCAGATGGATTTTCTTTAATCAGTGCGACACGAAACGTATCGTTATCAAAGTCGTGGTTACCTTTAAGCAACTCTAGTTTAAAAGCATTGCTTAGTGCTGTGACTGGTGCTGGCATTATGTATTTTCCTTGTTATCTTCTTCTGCCTCATCGGGCAGGTCAGTTTCTGTTGTGACCTCTGTGTTAGGGTCATAGTTCAATTCAGCTATATCCATAAGGTCTTGTATAACCTCTGGGTGATCACTGACGTTAATGTCTGCACCGTTAAGGTTACGAAGGAATGCTGCAATCTCACGTAGATCATGCGGAGCAACATCACCAGCCTTGATACAGGGCATGAGGTCGTAGTTAAGTCCGTTAAGCTGCCATAGGCGTTCTACTAGCTGTTTATTAAGTACATCAACAATAGCTTGGATGTAGCTTTCTAAGGCACGTAGAAACAGGTCAGTCTTAGACTTGGAGAGTGCGTATGATCCGTTGTTACCCCCACCGAGCATAAGAAACTCAGAAAGTACACTACGGGCAATGTCATGTTGGTAACGCCTAACAATGGGATCAATATCTACATTACGATTGCCATTGCTACTCATTAGTTCAATATCTACAAGTCTAATGTTTGTAGGGGAGCCATCCTTGTCAGGGTAAGTATCACTAGGTGTTATAATATAACCTTGTTCATTAAACTTAACATCACGAAGGATTTGTTGTAAGTTGCCTACGAAGCCACTCTGTGCTGCACTTGCGTCAGACGACAAATATTCAGAAGGAATACGAGCAACCGGGATACCAGCTAACTCACGCTCAACAGCTATAGCCTCTATACTCTGTAAGTTGTTCAGATAGACATATGAGGAATAAGCATTGCGGAGGATAGAGCGGCCACTAGGATCACCATTAAGAACAGTAGTACGATAGTAAAGGCTCTTAGTAGCGGGAATATAGTGTTTTCCTGTTGCATATCCTACGTCCTGATAAATACCTAGTACATCACCGCTTTTATCTTCTACATCAAACCTAGAGATTGTCCAAGGCGCACGACAAGCAATCTTACGTACACCCAAGCGTCCATCAGTGTACTTACTGTTTTTCTTAGGCGATCTCTTAGTTGGGCCAACCCTTCGCTTATATACGACCTCAAACCAAGCAAAGCCATACGACAACGACGATAAAGCTTCTGCAATGTGGTCGTCAAGACTGTGATCCATATCATCAAAGATACTTTCCACAAAGTCAGCTTCACGTTTAGCTTCCTCAGTATCATTGGCTGGTTCCACCTTAAGTTTGACATCTCTAAGTACTTGTTCAGCAGCATACATAACCGCACCAATAGTACTGTCATTATCCCGCATCTCCCGATACTTGCGAATAGCGTTCTTACCACGTAGTTCAGGAATAAACTCATCTGCACGTATTTGTCCAGTACGAGTGTTATCACCAGCTACACCAAGAATACTCTTAGCTGCACCTTCCGATAGTCGCTTCTTTGTAGCCATATTAAATTAGCCCTTTGGCACTAGAGTACGCTAGTTTAAGTTGTGGCTTTGCGTAACCATTCAGACTTAGATCAGTGATAGCCCATACTAGAGCATCTAACCTGTCAGGAGACCCAATAGAACCTAGAGGTTCCCACTGTACCATCTGATCCTCTAAGTCGTTCAATCCTCTTACATGCTTAACTCTGTTTTGTTCATATAATGCTGAAACTGGTTCTGCCCTAGCCATCTTACCCCTTGAGGCATGTACTAACCTTACTGGCAGTGTTTCATCTTCTGTGTGCAGTGTATGTCTTACCATATCACCACCTTGGTTTCTCTCAGCTACAATCCTGTCAGCTAAATGCTCATGATATAACTCTACAGCCTTAGATGCCCACTGTTGAGGTGTATAACGACCAGTATGATCCTCTAGGACATAAGCAACGCCATTAACGTCTACACCAGCTACAACAATACCTGTCATGTCACTTTCAGCGTTAGAGGTAATAGCCGGGTCAATAGCGACAACAATACGATTAAGTGTTGGAACCTGATCTTTCTCTACTTCACACTTAGCTAGGAGACCTCTTGACCATAATGCACCAGACGCTTCGTCAAGTATTTCTGCATATAACTCTTGCCTCCCAAGGCGTGTACCTTCATAGGTCTTCCTGATGGCGTCGATAAAAGTATCAGCGAGATTAGCAGAATTGTCATAAGTGCTGCCCCTAGAGACAACCGTCTTTTCGTCATCAAGAATAGTCCGTATCAGCTTAGTGGTCTTAGGTGTAGTAGTTACAAAGGACACTGGGCGTCTACCTAAGCGTAATCCAAACTGTGCCATGTCCCAAGTCTCTTGAGCATTTCTCCAAGCACAAAGTTCATCTGCCCACATCGAATAAGCCTGTGGACCCCTAAGTCTCTCAGGGTCTTCTGCTGAGAAGAATACAGCCTTAGAACCATTAGCCCAAGTCATTGTGTTATTAGTTGGAGACCAAGTAGGGAAGCCTAACTCTTTTCCTCTGTACGTCTTATCATTCTTATGACAGACATTCATTAGTCCAGAGTCACCCTCAACCATAACCCTACGAACATCACCCTTAGTTGGTGCTACACAGTGAACAATACGATCATTCTTCATAATTCTGTGTCGTACCCACTCAGCACCAGCCCTAGTCTTACCCCAACCACGACCAGCTAAAGCAACCCATACATTCCAGTTACCCTCAGGCTCTAATTGATCAGGTCTAGCCCAGAACTTCCAATCATACTTAAGTTCTTCAGCTTGCTCCGGGGAGAGGGACGACAAAACATCAGCTACCTCATCTGATGGTAACTTTCTTAAGTCCTCAGCCGTTATCCTCATGTTCATCAGGTGTATTCTTTCCTAGTCGGGTCATAATCTCTTCTACAGCGGAGCGGTCTTCCTCTTCTTCACTACCAACTTCCCGTTCCTCAACAGTGTTAGTAGGAGACCAACCCCCCTTACTTCTCAGGTACAACTCAGCAGCCTTAAAATCACCAGCTAACGCTTGCTCAACGACAACATTACCAATAGCTGATGTAGTATCAAACTTCACCTCCGCTATGTCCCCACCATACAACTTATAGAAAGTAGCTGTGGAACTAGGTGCATGAGAATATTTCTGTATGGATGCCATAATATCTTTAACTGACACACCACTACTGATGCCCTTACGAACATGCTTACCTATAATAGCACTATATGGTAGTTTCTCTGCCATGAACTCTGAACATCCTTCAGTTCCGTACATGATGACTAATACATCACAAATAATATAATAACGACAACAAGTATAACTCCCTCAATCATCGGCATGATCCCATCCTGTAATTCTAACTTGTCAGTGTTCATCATGGTTGACTGAGGGAGAACTTCATATTCACTACAACATAGTTAATCCCTAGTATTGTAGCATTCTTTAAGCCTCTCACCTTAAGCTATACACATAAGGTATATACTACCCTATATTCTGTACACTAATACTACTATTATCTAATACTATACTAATGTCTAGTATACAACTCTGGAGAACCTCTTATATATATATAGGCACCTAAAAATGAGTTTGTAAACCTACACTTTTGATATTTCTTGTCGCTTTTTACTAACCCGCCGAAATTAAACGATTCTTTTTTTAGGGTGCGACACTTTGTCCTACCTTCCCCTAGACGTAATTTTACTTCCCCTATTGTATATACAGGGGCTAATTGCTGTTTTGTGACATCTCAACAAAATATTTTTTATTTTTTTTACAAACCAACGGATTCTCTAGTTTTATACCTTATTACTAATTAAGGGGTCTGGAGTAATAAACATAATACAAAGTAAATTTCTTATGTTATAGATATGGGTGGATAACCGCCCGGCTCAAAATTATACCCCATAAAGTATAGGGGCCCATACTAAAGTATATATTGACATACCCCAGTGAAAATAACGAATCACTCCTGGTGTGACATAATTGCAACACTTTAAGCTATTGACACAAGTAATTGATACGAAACACAAAAGAATCATTGACAAAAGTAATTTCTTGCGCGTGGACAGCGAATCGGCAGCACTATTGATAATCATTTGCAATTAGACAACTATAAATAATTGAGAACGAGTCGCAAGTAATCACAAGATAAGCTATTGACTCATATACCACAAAAGTTATAATCGTTTTATCTTTTAACCTATGGAGTCGTTACTATGAAAAATGATCTAGAATATATTGGTGTTGATGGCAAATCGTATACACCTGATCAAGTGTGGTGTATTTATGCTTTAGATGAAAACGGGATATGGCAGGATGGCGATATATCCCACTCTGAATCCAATGCCAAACGCATTGCGGCTATGATGTTGATAAATTTCGCTTGGGTTAAAGAAGTAAAAATAGCATTGGAGTCGGTAGAATGAAATGTGATGTTTACTTTAATTTGCATAAAAAACTATATTCAATAAGACCGTGTGAAGGTCCACAAAAGGGCAAGGTAATAGCCCATTGTGATAGCGTAATACTTGATAGCGTAGTATTTCGTGTATCTGAGGCGTCTAGGCAAAGAGTCTTAAAGACTAAACAAAAGAACGTACACGCTACAGCTAGGGGTATCTTGCGCCATGCGTTAGGTAAAGACTTTACATTTGCGATAGATGAAAGTGACTCGAGCCATATAAAAAACAATGGCAAGCGTCTAACATATTGCCCCTATCGCTCAGGATCATTCCAAACAATTGAGTCGGATACTTATCAAGATATTAAAACGGCAAAGTCTGTTTTATTGGATACAAGCGGCAATAAAATAGCTGTTGAATAATACAATAAAAAATAAAATTTAATCACATAGGGATAGGCTTGCGCTTGTCCCTATTGTATTTTTGTGCGCTGTTTTATGTTTTTACCCCCCCCCACGGTGGAAATATGAGTCTACCCCTACGGTGGAAATATGAGTCTACCCCTACGGTGGAAATATGAGTCTGTCTGGTAAATATTAGCGCCATACAAGCGCACAAAAGAAAAAAGGCCCCTACTATATAGCAGAGACCTGAGTCGTTGTTCTATGGGGCTTAAATCAAGTGTATTCAATAAAATCCCCCTCTGTATCGTTTGCATTAAATGCATTGAGGTAGTCTTGATACATCGCTGAATCTCTTTCCAGTATGTCGATAGACTCGTTGTTATCGTTTACATATCTAGGACGGAATCCGCGTCGCCTATATGAATCAGACTCCCCACACTGTGCGGCAGACTTTGCGACCAATTGGGCGTATGTGTGTGTGTGATAAGATAGCAGCATTATTTTATCCCCGTATGATGTACAATTATATATGTGCCTACTAGTACGGTTGCGACATTGGCAACCCATAACATAGCCAAGCCTATTCTCTTAAGTACTACTCTATAGCGTTTCATGATTAGAATCCTTTTGGCATGATATAGACAATAGAAGACTCTGGATATTCTTCCCTAACATATTCTGTCACATTCTCAACTAAATCCGGTATTGATATTGTAACGCTGAATTCGTCGCCTAATTCATCTGTCATAACTACGTGATAATCTATCATTGTGTTGCCTCTTTCCATTTAGCTAGTGTGCTATGTTGTGCTGTTGTTAGTGGTGAGATATTGGCATTCCCGTTATCATATAAAAAACTACATGATAAAAACTCTAAGGCGTATATGTCACCTTGAGTCTTAAGCGCGTCTAGGTATTCTTGGCGCTGTGCTAGTGCCTCTTTAAATGTTGTTTTTATGGTCATTATACCGACTCCATCTTAACAAGTTCTGATTCAGTTTCTTCTATGGCGTCTCTTTCTGTCTCACTGACCATATATTGACTATGATCCACAACATATTGAACACGTTGTTCTATAGCCTCAAGCATTGCGTCGGTGGCCTCAGATTCCGTTTCATAGAGCGTGGACTCTGGTTTTGTGTCGCAAGTGTCGGCATATTCAAGGACAACATGCCAATCGCCATGATCAAGCATATAACGCAAGTGACTCGCAAGTGTGTTGCTTGTCCAATCAACAGCAAACGTCACTAGGTCAGTTACACGCTCAAAGTTTGGTGTTTCGCCTATGTTGTCTGCATAGTCCTCTATAGCGGCGTCAATGGCATCAATCCAATCTGAGTCGCATAACTTGCGTTCAATATCGCGTGTGTAAATCATGTCATTAAATGATCCAGCGGCACAATGTGCATGTTCAATGTCTGATATGAGTGAACCAATCGAGTCGTATTGATTACCCTTATATTGCCCAATTAGGTCAAGCGCGATTGCGTTGTTGTCGCTATAGCTAAAACGTTGGGCGGCTACATCTAGGAAAGTATCAAGATTGTTTAAAGTGTTCATTTTCTTATACTCCAACTTGTGTATTAAATGCCACGGCATCATAACCGGCGGCTCTATATTCTTGCGCTAATTCCTGCGCTTGTTTAAGTGACATAAGAATATACCCTATAACTGGTGTAAATTGACTAATTGAGCCAATTGGGCGCGTTGCAATTGTATACGTCATATTTAAGACTCCTTGTGTTGTTGTTTCCATTGAGCCAATCAATAAACATGATTCGCTATAGAGTCAAACAAATAATTTTTTACAAAATACCTATGCAAGAAATGCATTGCAGCCAGGCTCTAGGCGCATACCTAAATTATCTCTTGCAATAGAATATAATCTATGCTCTAAACGAATCAGTCAATAGGCGAACGGGCTGATTCTCTCGAATCGGTCGCAAAAAACACCAAAGGACTCCGCATGAAATAGTGTTGCAAAAATACCACACCTCAATCTGACTAGGACTCTTGTTCAATAAACTGACTCTTGTTCAGTAAACTGACTCTTGTTCAATAAACTGACTCTTGTTCAGTAAACTGACTCTTGTTCAATAAACTGACTCTTGTTCAATAAACTGACTCTTGTTCAATAAACTGACTCTTGTTCAGTAAACTGACTCTTGTTCAATAAACTGACTCTTGTTCAATAAACTGACTCTTGTTCAATAAACTGACTCTTGTTCAATAAACTGACTCCTAGTCAGCGAATCAGTCTGTTAGTCAGCGAATCAGTCTGTTAGTCAGCGAATCAGTCTGTTAGTCAGCGAATCAAGAACGAATCAGGAACATGAAACGAATCAGAAACACCGAACGAATCGGGAACACCAGCCCAGACTCCC